ATCAGATTAAAAATCCTTACTATATTCTGCCTAAGATAACAGGAGGATTCAGCATAGTGCCGCCCGCCACAACCAATTCTTTCCGCTCATCCACTGAAAGCACAGCAATTAAACGGATTGAGTGGGAACAGAAACGAAATGCCTTTCTTGAGAAGGTACAAAGAGCGGTCAATCGTCTTCCCTATAATGAGAGGCAAATAATCATTAAACGTTACATGCAGCAAGAACCTGTTTTCGATTACCAGGTTTACAACGAGATCGGCATGAGCGAAAGATCGTATACACGCCTGAAAGGAAAGACGTTTCTTGATCTCGCTTATGCTCTCAATGAAGTTGTATTTAAAGCACCCGTTTAGAGGTGTTTTTTATTTTGAAATAAAAAACGACTCCCTAAACAGGAAGTCGTCTTAAAAACTATTAAGATTGGACCCAACATTTACCATCAGTTAACTCTTTGCATTCAACAAGGAAATAACTGTTACTACTTGTCCAAACTTGAGTGTAATTCTTACCATTTACTTTGACTAATACATAATTCCACGCATTAGGATAAGCATCTCTGACCCACACTAATGCATCGATGCTTGCTGCACTTGCGGTATTCATGGAAAATAACATTGATGTAGAAAAGGCAACGGCTAATAAAGCTTTTTTGATTGGTGATTTTTTCATAATAATCCTCTCCTTAATTTGTATTTTAACCCATTAAATGTTAATGGGTTGATTTAATAGTATCAAAGAGAAAAAACAATTTGTGTCGGAAAATGTAAAAAAACCTTAAAATTACCTATTTTCACAGGTGATAATTTTCATATTTTTTAAAAAGAGTGCCTAACACCGATTAACGGTGTTTATATCTTTGGCGTTTTATTGGCGGAAAACTGGCGTGTTTTTGGCGTAATGTTGGCGCAGCATGACAGAAAAAAGGTTGTAATATTGTATTATGCGATAGATTGAGAGGTAGATATTTCATCTCAAAGTTTATGTAATTCCAAATAGTGTTTTAGCTTATGAATACTAGGAAAAAATTGCATTTTTTAAAAAGGATGATTATAATTTTCCTATGAAACATAATGTTTCAAATCCTATTTGGAGAGCAGGGATTTTCAGATGTTTGTTGGTATTGAAAAAAATGAAAGTAATGAAAGAACAGTAACTTATTTAGAAAATTTGGTAATTAGCAAAGAGCTAAAAAGAGTAATTTTATTTAGTGCTGAAATGGATAAATCTCGGAGGGGAATGCAAGATTTTTTAACAGCACTCAATGCCAATAGGTTTAAAACTGCGATTTTCACATATGAAGATGTAATCAATGAATCATATGAAGTTTATCAAAATAAATATGATTTGATTGTGGTTGATGGATTTTTAAATAATGTAGACTTGTCTGATGATGAAGGTAGAGCACTACATCTTTTTTTAAATGCCAATCAGCATAATACTATTTTTTTTCATTGTCCTTTAACTCCAAAAGAAATATTCTCATTAAAGGGAAATTTATTAGATGAAACTACTTTTTCAAGAACTGTTTTTGGAAGTAAACAGCTATTTTGGGATGATTCAGATAGGGAAAACTTTCTCGAACACTTATCTCATTACCGAGAAATGAGTGTGGATCATCGTATTACACAATCAATAGATTTTTTAGAAAATGAGATAGTTCCGTATGATGAATTGAAGTTCTTAAGCAAAGAGAAAATAAAAAGTTTGTTATTAAATGGTGATGATAATGTTAATTCAGTTATCATTATTACAAAAGACTCGAAACTGAAATTAGTGCCTTTTGAAAGTTTTAAATCTTATGATGTTGCTGTAAGACTAGAGTCTTTTGCTGCTGGTAATGGTTATGTTGGTAAAGATCCATCTAAGAGTAGAGTCGATGAATACTTCAGAACCTTATTAGAAGGATTTTATGAGTTTCTCAAAACGGGTAAAGAACAATATCTAGACTATGTTGTTTATTCTCCTATTTCTGATGTAGATCTAATTTTAAAAATCAAACAAGAAATGAATAAAATAGAAATTTAAACTGGCGCCCATTGAGGTGCTTTTTTTATTTTATGTAAAGCGCCCTGTCTGTTTACAAAATCAATGGCGGCTAACAAACAGGGGCGGCTTAGATCAAATAAAAAAGGGAGAGTGTAGATTCATGAAATCGGTCTATGTAGTCTTAACGGATTATGATTGCGATCCTTACCTAGAGTTTTATGAAGATTATTCAGGGGCTAAAAAAGAATTTGATCGAAGAATTAAGGACGAAATTCAAAGCAGCTTTAATATACATCTTTGTCAAACGCTTGAGTCTTTTACAAGTGAAGGTAATAAGTGATGCCCTTGAAACGTTGTAACGTTCCCGCCTGCCGAGAATATATAGACTGGACCAAACGCTATTGTATGAAGCACCAGGGTTATGCTGATAAGCAATACAACAAAGATGTGAGGTACAGCAGGGAGAACGAAGCGCATTACAAATACTATCAAAGCAGAGAATGGAAATCACTTCGAGAAGCAAAGAAGCGTGAGAGTCATTACAGATGCGCTGTATGTGCCGCAGAAGGACGTGTAAACATGTCCAATAGGTTAGTGGTCCATCATAAGTATAAAGAGCTTAGAGAGGTATTTCATGACGATATAGAGCGTAATGATTTAAACAACCTTGAAGTGCTTTGTCAGTTTCATCATAATCAGATTACTTTCGAGAAGGGGAAAAGATGAAACAAAATATAGTTGTGAGCCTATGGAGTGAAGAGAAAAAAGAATTTGTGGAAGTATACGTGACTAACAAAAAGCAAGAATCATTATTAGATGGACATACCTATGAATCAGCGAAGAAAATGTACAGAAAGTATTTTAAGTCCCCCCGACCTTGAACGGGGTGGGCTTTTTTGATTCCTGGAAATCGGCGTCCCCTCAACTTTAAAAAAAGTGTTGAAATGGAGTTTTGATTTTTCCCGTTTTTTGCGGTTTTTCACTCATTCATAAAATGGCTTGGTCCTTTACAGGCGTTGAGATAGAGCAGTATTTCTCATTTGTTTATTTGCCTAAAATTAATAGGTTGGATTTGCTGAAAGGTGGTGGTTTTTATTGGCGAGAAGAAAACAAATGACGGACACATTAAAAGGGCAAATATCAAACGAAGAACGAGAGCAGCGGCAGCAGCATGAAGAAAAATTGAAAGGCATTTCGCCATTGAAAGAGAACCCGCCTTATTGGCTGTCAACAATGGCAAAAAACGAATGGGTAAGAATTTACCCTCATATTATCGAGCTGCCAATATCGGAACTGGATCGCACTTTGTTGGCTATGTACTGTAATAGTTATGCACAGTATCGACAGGCGCTAGAAGATGTGGCAGCAGAGGGACAAGTCGTTTTTGAAGTGAATAGTAAAGGGTTTGAAGTGAAAAAGAAAAACCCGTCTATTGAAATCATGATGCAAATGTCGAAAGAGATTCGAGCCATTGCGGGACAACTTGGTCTTGCGCTTGATGCTCGATTACGTCTAGTTGGTTTAGGTGAAGAGAGCGAGGATGACGATATATTTGAGGCAATGAGGCAGGATGACGACGATTAAAAAAGACCCCGGTACTCTTTACGCTGAAAAAGTAGTAAACGGGGAAATTGTAGCAAGTAAAAAAGTCATCCAGGCGTGCAAACGACATTTGCGGGATCTTGAAAAATCAAAAGACCCTGACTATCCATACGAGTACAAGCCATCAAAAGGGGCGAAGGTTGTAAAGTTTCTTGAAATACTGCCGGATATTTCAACGGGTAAACCTACGACATTAGCACTCTTTCAAAAGTTTATTGTTTATATGATATTTGCCTGGCGAGACAAAGAAACAGGATATAGACGATTTACAAAAGCATATATCAGCATGGCACGTAAAGGCGGTAAATCCGTTCTTGTTGCCGGGATCGCTTTATATGAATTACTTTTCGGTGATGCGCCTAAATACGATAGGCAGATTTACACGACGGCAAATTCTCGTAAACAAGCAAAAGCGGTTTTTAACATGATCGTCATGCAGCTCAGAAAGTTGCGTGCAAAATCAAAACAAATTAAAAAATTCACTAAGATTATTCAAAACGAGATACGTTTTTTACATGCGGATAGCATCATCATGCCGTTATCTCGTGATACAGATAACCTTGACGGCTTAAATGTCTTGATTGGCATTCTTGACGAGTTTCACACGGCTACAAATACAAAAATGATTGAGGTTTTAGAGTCCTCACAAGGTCAGCAAGACCAGGGGCTTATCTTGATCATTAGTACAGCGGGTTTTAAGCTCAACGGTCCTATGTATGCACAAGAATATCCATATGTAACGGATATATTGAGCGGGAAGAAAGAGAACGAAAATTATTTTGCCGTTGTCTATGAGCAGGATGACGAAAAAGAGATAAGCGACGAAAGCACTTGGATAAAAAGTAACCCATTACTTGAAGTTGAAGGTATGAAAAAGAAATTGCTCAAGAACTTACGCAAAAAATTGAAAGAAGCCCAGGAAAAAGACGATTTGAACGGAACGCTTGTTAAAAACTTTAATTTGTGGCGTTCTGCTTCGTCAGATAGTTTATTGAACGGTGACGATTGGAAAGATTGCGCCGTTGAGGAGAAGCCGGATATATACGGGAAGCCTGTTTATATCGGTGTGGATTTATCCAGGTCAGAAGATTTATCTTCACTAGGCTTTATTTATCCTTTAGAGGACGCCGAGGAAAATTTTTATGTTGATAGTCATTCGTTTGTCGGGCGAAAAGGCGGTTTAGAAAACAAGATACAGCGTGACAAAATTGATTATAGAAGGCTTGAGCAAGAAGGGTATTGCACAATAACAGACAAAGAGTCCGGCATCATTAATTTACAACAAGTAATTGATTACATGGTCGATCACATAACGAAATATGATTTGCAAGTAAAGGGCATCTTTTATGATCCATATAACATTTCGTTATTCCTCAATGAAATTGAAAAATATGGCTACCCTGCTTTTGAAGTAAGGCAAGGGGTAAGGACGTTATCAGAGCCAACGAAAAACTTTAGACTCAATGTCATGGATCAGCGTCTCCTCCATACAAACAACCCATTACTCAACCTGGCAATTAACAACGCCATTTTGAAAAAGGTCAATGATACGGTGCAGATCGACAAGGATTTGAACAGGGAAAAAATTGACCCGATCGCTGCATTAATGAATGCATATACAGAAGCAATGTACCATTACGAGCAAAACGAAACAGATTGGGACGCCTACTATCAAAGTGAAGATTTTGGAATATAGAAGGAGGGGAAAGAGTGCCGAAACAATTTAATCATCTAATTTTAGGAGTATGGCGGTACTTCATATCGAACCTTCATACTCTTTTGTTTTTGTTAGGGCTAATCCTTATCAATACCGCCGTTTATATGGTCGGGATGATTTTGGGGATTGCGGCTAGTGGTATTTTGTTAGTCTTTGTTGCCATTCTTCTCAACCATGAAACAGAAAGGGGGTAGAGGAAATTGGCGTTCTTTAGATCAATCAATCAACAAAGCGCAGGACGAAGGGAATTTAACGAAATTTTGGTGGGCTTAGATGGTTTAAGTTATGTCCCGGCAACAGCCATTAAAAATAGTGATGTGTTCACAGCGGTTCACGTCTTAGCGTCAGACATAGCAGCAAGTCCGATCATGATAAGAAACGACGGAATAGAAGAAAAGGATAGTGACCTGTTTCAGCTTATCAACGAGCGCCCTAACGAATATTACTCCGGGTACTCATTCAAATATATTCTTGTCGCCAATGCGCTTTTAAACGGTCAATCGTTTGCTTTTATCAAACGGGATAAACACGGCACGCCCTGGGAGCTTATTCACATGTTAAATAGTGAAGTCTCGGTCGATCAGATAAAGGGACGAAACGATATTGTGTACCGTTATTATCCTTCTGACGGAAAAGAAACTATTTTGAAACCATCTGACGTGCTGCATATCAAGTTTTCCTCACTGGATGGGGTAAACGGAAAGAGCCTCTTATCATGTCTCAAGCATGAACTTGAAAGCCAGGAAGCGGGTAAAAGGCTTGTAACGGACTTTTTTAGACGTGGCACAAATTTGAGCGGCATTGTAACGCTTAAAAAAGGCGTACCATCGCCCGAAGCAAGGGAAAACTTGCGTAATGAATTTGAGAAAGTTAATTCGGGTGTGAGAAATCAACAAAGAATAGCGGTCTTGAGCGAAAACGAAGATTTTAAGCAGCTTGAAATCAGTACAAAGGTTCTTGAGATCGTCAATAACTACACGCATTCAACCAAACAAATTGCGAAAGTGTTCGGGTTGCCGCCTCATAAGTTGGGGATCGAGCAAGTGAACACTTCACTAGAACAAGCGAACCTGGATTATTTGACAAACACGCTTTCAAATTACTTTGCTGCCATTACAGCGGAGTTAAATTTCAAAATGCTTTTTTACCCGGAAAGCAGGACCAAACGTTTTCAGTTTGATGCAAGACGGTTCAAGGAAACGGACGCTAAAACAAAGCGGGAAAATGTCATTGCTTTATTGCAAAACGGCATTTACTCACAGAATGATGCGTTAGCAGAATACGGGATTGCGCCTATTGAAAATGGAGATAGGCGCTTTATGAGTTTGAATTTTGTGGATGTTGACATTATGGACGAAATCCAAAAAGCAAAGGCGAAGGGGCTTCCCATTCCTTCACTTGATAAAGGGGGTGATGATATTGGAAAAGGAGATTAGAGCCATTCAAGAGGGTTCGCTAAAGGCGACAGAAGAAACCGATAAAGGCAGGATGATCACAGGTTATGCATTGAAATTTGGTACACGCAGCCAAAACCTGGGCGGCTTTATCGAAACCATTGAAAAACGAGCGCTGCAAAATGCTGATATGTCAGATGTAAGGGCGCTTATTGATCATGATCCTTCTAAAATTTTGGGAAGGACCAAAGCCGGAACATTGAAACTATCTGTGGATGACATTGGCTTGCGGTTTGAATTGTCTTTACCGAACACGCAATACGCAAACGATCTATATGAAAACTTGAGACTTGGCAACGTTTCAAATTGTTCATTCGGCTTTCATCTTGCCAAAAATGGCGACAGCTTTAAACGAGATGAAAAATCGGGGCTGCCGTTGAGGAGCTTAAACAACATTTCAAGGATTACTGATGTTTCTATCGTCACTTATCCGGCTTATGAAGACACAGATGTTTCGATCGCCCAGCGGCATTTAAAGCAGCATCAAAGCAGCCATTTAGAAAAAGAAAAAATCAAGTTAGAGCTTGATCTAATTGAATTAAGTCTTTAGAAAGCACTCGTACATTGCGGGTGCTTATTTTATTTGGAAAAGGAGCATGTACACATGTTAAAAGAGAAAATCCAGGAATTACGTTCAGAGATTACAAAAAGACAAACGGCTATCAATACAAAAATCAAAGAAGCTCATCAAAGAGCGGAAGAAGACAAGCTAGAAGAAGCAAAAACGATTAAAGATGAGATCACTTCTTTAAAAGCAGAGATTGAGACAATGACAGAAAAGCTAAAAGAATTAGAAGAATTGGCAGGAATGAAAGCGGAAGAAATCACGGAAGCGGGACAAGCCGGAACAGATGAACAAAGATCACTTCCATTAGTCACGCCGCATGTGCGCTTGGATAAAGGAATTGAGGAACAACGCCGCAGCTTTGAAACATTCTTGCGTACTAGAGGTGAAGTCCGAGACGGTTTGACAACAGAAGGAGCAGCGGCAATTATTCCGATTGAAGTCATTACGACACCGCAGAAAACGCCCGAAGATATTGTTGATCTAGTTGAATTTGTGAATAAAGTCAATGTGACAGCACCATCCGGTTCATATCCAGTTTTAGAAAATACAGAAACTGAACTTGTTTCAGTTGCGGAGCTTGAGAAAAACCCCGACCTAGCAAACCCAAAATTCAATAACATTGAATGGAAAGTTGAAACGTATCGTGGTCAATTGGCTATTTCTCAAGAATCAATTGATGACGCTGGCGTAGATTTGACGGCACTTGTAGCGGACCATTTGCAACAAGTTAAACGAAATACAAGAAATACAAAAATTGCGGGTGTCTTAAAAACGTTTACAGCTAAAACAGTTACAGGAACGGACGACATTAAAAAGATTTTAAATGTTGATTTAAAGCAAGCCTATGCCCGTAATGTTCTTTCGACGTCATCCGCATTTCAATTCCTAGACACGCTAAAAGACAAAAACGGTCAATACATCTTGCAAAGTAACATTTCTTCACCATCCGGCAAAACGCTTTTCGGAAGCCCGATCAAAGTTGTTGATGATACATTACTCGGCAAAAAAGTCGGTGATATGAACATGTTTATCGGTGACTTAAAACGAGCTGCCTTCTTTGCCAATCGTGTAGACGTTGTTGCGAAGTGGGTTGAAAATGCGGTGTATGGTCAAGTCCTTTCCCTTGCTATTCGTTTCGACGTAAAGCAAGCGGACAAAAATGCGGGCTTTTATGTAACAATCAAGCCGCCAGTTGAAACAGGCGCTACAGAATAGGAGTGAAGAAATATGACCCTTGAAGAATTAAAACATGCTTTAAGGATCACTCATGACCTGGATGACAAAATGCTAGAAACCATAAAAGCGGCTTCTGAAAAGTTTATTAAAGATAGCGTCACCTTATCGAAAGAGAGGGACGCTTTTTTTATTGATAACCCTTGTTTTGATGATGCGGTCATGATGCTTTGCGGTCACAGGTACGAGAACCGATCAGCGGTATCAAACAAGAATTTACAAGAAGTGCCGTTCGGCGTTATGTCGTACATTCAACAATTTAAAGGGGAGTATCCTTCATGGACTACGGACGATTAAATACGCCGATATCTTTCGTTAAAAAGGGAAACCAAAAGGACCCTATATCCAGGGAGAACACGACCACATTAGAAAGACTTTTCACCACCTGGGCGGAACGGCGAGACCAAAAATTAAGAGAAAAGCTATCAACAGCCGGAACGGTTTTAGAGGATAGTTTGACGTATGTTATTCGCTATCAACAAGTATCGACCATTTCAAACGCTATGCACGTACAGGACCACTTGACCAACGAGCTTTATCAAGTCATTGATATTCTGCCAAACGAGCAGGACAAAGACTTGATCAATGTCTTTGTAAAGAAGGTGAGTTGATGGCGCTAGAGGCTACTGGTTTAGAAGAAACATATAAAGCCGTTGAAAAGATGGCTCGTCAAAATGTAAAAGCGGAAAAGGCTGCCGTTCTTGCAGGAGCAAAGCTGATGGCGGATGGCTTGGAAAAGAACACGCCATTTGATAGCGATAGCGGCAATAAGAAGCATTTAAAATCAGATGTTTTCTATTCCAAACCAAGAGAGGACGGGGAAATATTTTCAACCGTTGGCTATGGTAAGGAAACGGCTTATAGGCTGCATTTTACTAACTTCGGAACGATCAAGCAGCGCCCGCAAAGTTTTATCGAGCGAACGATCAATGAATATGAACAACTCGTTTTATCAAAAATGCAAAGTGTTTATAGGGGGTTGCTCGGGCTATGATGATGCTGCCAATCCAAGAAGTCGAAATGATTTTGACGGGATCAGCCGATCTGACAAGCTACGTGCCGGATGAAAAAGTCTTTCTTGTGGACGTGCCGGAGTTAGATCAAAAGGTAGATCAAGCCCCAATGATCCGTATTAATGAGCTTGAAAGCTATCGTAATGCGTATGAGGATGATCAAGCGACATGCATTAGCGTTGATATACAAATAGATTTATGGACCGGGACAATCAAGGAAGCGCAAGAAATACAACCGATTATTGATCGTTTGATGGCTTCGGCTGACTATCAACAATACGCTTCCGCATTTGATAAAGACCCGGATATACAACTGTACAGATATGCAAGGCGATACAGAGCAAACAAAGAAATAGAAATCACTTTTAAATAGAGAGGATGAAATAAATGGCTACAACAGGATTGAGAGATATTAGAGTCGGCGTTTTTGAGGATGACGCCGCCACAGAAGCAACCGAAGTAATAAATGTACCTGGGGCAATTGAATCAAAATTAGAACCAAGCTCGGAAATTGCCGTTCTTTACGGGGATGATGGGGTATTTGATCAAGAAGGCTCGGGAGTTGGCGAAGCAAAGCTAGAAATTGGCGTGGCTGATCTTACAACCGAAATGAAAAACAAATTGCTAGGTGCTGAAACAATCGGCGGTTGGCTTGAGACATATGGAAAAGATACTGACCCGCCTTTCGTTGCTGTCACATTCCGGCAGAAAACAAAGGGCGGTTTTTGGTATGTTGCGCTTTTAAGAGGAAAATTCGGTATTCCGTCCACAGAAGGCAAAACAAAAGAGGATAAAGTCGAATTTATCACGCCAACTATTGAGGGACAATTCATGCCCCGTAAATCTGATGGTTTAACCTATGTCATGGCGCATAGTGCAAGCGATGGATTCACTGAAAAGGGATTTTATGATTTTGTCTTTAAAGGGATCGCCCCTAGCACTGATGGCGACAACGGAACAGCGGAAGCGCCATCAAGCACCACAACAAAAAAATAGTGTTTTCTGATAGCCAGGTAATTTATTTTACCTGGTTAAACTGGAGTCATTAAAAAATATACGAGGTGTTTAATATGTTGAAATTAACAATGATTGATTCACAAACAAAAGAAGAAAAAACGTACACAAAGGATATGCCGTCAGCTCGTCAATTAAGACGTGCGCTTGAAATACAAGCTCAAGCAGAACAGGGGGAAATGGAAGGTGCTGCAATGCTTGATGAAATGGTCACTTATGTAGTGGGTGTATTCGGGGATCAATTTTCATATGATGACTTTTTAGACAACATTCCGTCTGACAAGGCATTTGAAACCATTGCGGATGTATTGATGCAAGTGACAGGACAAAAAAAGGGAAACGACGGCTCGAAAAAGAAAGCGGTGAAAGCACAGAAATAGAGCATTTAGAAACGTGGCAAGATTACCTAGATTCATTAGATGATATTTACGAAGATTTGATGAAAGAAGGGTACAAGTATCATGAAATAGACAACATGGACTTGAACGGATTTTTGCGTCTTGCGAATCGAAAAGGGCAAAGCGAGGGCAGTGTTCCAATAGATCAGATTTTAAGACCAGGGGGCTTTTAAGCCTTCTTTTATTTTTGAGGAAAGGAGGTAAACCATATGGCAACAGAAGGGCGTCCGATAGGTTCTTTAGTCGTTAATACGACATTAGATAGTACAGGGTTTGACAAAGGCGTCACAGCCTTGAGGCAGCAGCTTAAAACGGCACAGTCCGCAACCAAAGCAACCGCAGCCGAATTTAAAGCATTGGATGACAAGCTCGGTGAAAGTAAAAGTAAGGTGTCGGGATTGTCGGATCAATTGAAGATTCAAGAAAGAATTGTAGATTCCTATAGACAAGCATATGAAAAGCAAGTTGAGCAATATGGAGAGGGATCAACCCAGGCGCAGAAATACGCACAACGCTTAAACTCTCAAATAACAAGCTATCGCAACATGCAAAATGCTTTAAGGCTTGCACAAAGCCAGGTTGAACGGCTTGAGCGTGCGGAATCAGAAGCAGCAAACAGCGCCGACGATTTAGCAACAAGTCATCAAAATGTATCTAATGATGTAACGGCAGCGGGTAAAGAGGTATCCAAACTTTCAAGCATTTTAAAGGGCGGATTTGCTACGGCAGCGGTGGCGGGTACGGCAGCCATTGGAGCATTAACGGCAGCCGTTGGCACGCTTGGTGCAAAAATGACGGCTGATATACAAGCCTCACAAGGGCGTTTAAGAGCGCAGCTAGGCTTGACGGGTGATGAAGCCAAAAGGCTCACAGGCATAGCAAAAGACGTGTGGTCGCAGGGATTCGGAGAGAATTTGGATGATGCAAGAAATGGTTTGTTTCAAATTAAACAAAATATCCGAAGCATTGCAGACAAGGACCTCACGGACGTAACTAAAAAAGCCCTGGTGCTTGCTGATGCTTTTGATTCAGAAGTAAACGAAGTTGCGAGAGCGGGCAACAACCTTATGAAAGGGTTTGGCGTGTCTGTAAGTGATGCGTTTGACCTCATGACTTATGGAGCGCAAAACGGATTGAATTTTTCAAATGAGATGTTCGATAACCTGTCCGAGTATTCAACATTATTCGGAAAAATGGGTTATTCAGCGCAAGAATATTTTCAATTACTCGTCAATGGAACAAAAGCAGGCGTTTACAACCTAGATTACGTCAACGACGTCATGAAAGAGTTTCAAATTCGAGTCAAAGACGGTTCAAAATCAACGAATGAAGCAATGGCTGGAATGTCAAAACCGACACAAAAAGTATGGCAAGACTTTTTAAAAGGTAAAGGGACCGTCAAGGATGTATCAAACACCGTTTTAAAAGAGCTTAAAGGAATGAAAGACCAGGTGGACGCCAACAACATTGGCGTGGCTCTTTTCGGCACAAAATGGGAGGACCTAGAGGCTGACGCCATGTATGCCCTGGGCGGCATTGATGGAAAAATCGGCGACGTAAAGGGCAAAGCTAACGAAGCAGGGGCGGCATTGCAAGACAATCTAGGCACACGCTTTAAAAAGATCGGGCGTCAAACACTGTCAGCGCTAGAGCCGTTAGGAGGCGCGGCGGCTACAATGCTTGAAAAAGCCTTTAATGTTGCTGATCCGATCATGAAACAAATGTCCAGCGCTGGCAATACAGTAAAACAGGCAATGGCGGGCATTTGGGGCATATTGCAAGGCGAGGGAAGCGCTGAACGCTTAGAGGGTTATGGTATATTATCGCAGCTATTCCCGCCTGGCGTGGTTGATATGATTGCCAGCACTACTGATACCGTGAAAGGCGTAATAGATACTATTAAAAATTCATTTAAGAGTATGCAGCCGACTTTCCAGGCAATAGGCGGCATTTTGATGAATGTATTTGTTACAATGGCGCCGATTGTAAAACAAGCCCTGGGCGGCATTTTGTCATTTATCGGACAGCTTGCCACAGTGTGGGGAACGTTTTGGAAAGAAAACGGCGGTGTGATCACAGAAGCCTTGCAAAATATTTGGTCCGTTGTCCAATTTGTCATGCCCGCCATTATGGCTATTATCAAAAGCGTTTGGGGCAACATTAAAGGTGTTGTCATGGGCGCAATGCAAGTGATACAAGGTGTTATAAAATTATTCTCGGGCTTGCTAACGGGAGACTTCGGCAAGATGTGGGAAGGCATCAAAGACGTGTTTTTCGGCTCGATTAAAGCAATATGGAATTTTGTGCAATTGTCCTTTTTCGGAAAGATTCTCGGGATTGCGAAATCATTAGGAAAAGGGCTATTAGGCATCTTCCCGAAAATGTGGTCTAGCATTGTCGGTTTCTTTAAAAATGGCGCTGCAAACACCGGGAAAATGGTCACTTGGCTTAAAGACAAAGCCGTTTCAATTGCAACAAGCATGAAGGACGGCATGGTCAAGCGTTTTTGGGACATTGTAGACGCAGCTAAAAAATTACCGGGTAAAATCGGTAATGGAATTAAAAACATGGCAGGGGAGGCGTTAAAAGGTGTCAAGGCATTAGCAAATAAAATGAATGACAAACTATCCTTTGTTGTGAATGGTGTTATAGGTGGCGTTAACTGGGTTCTTGGTAAAGTGGGCGTACCCGAGGAAAATCAAATACCGAAATGGACGCCGCCGAAATACGCAAAAGGGACGGGCGGACACCCAGGAGGACCCGCCATTTTAGGTGATGGCGGAATGCAAGAGTTGTTTATCACGCCTGGCGGTCAAATGGGGCTATCTCCTTCAACCGACACAATGATGAACCTTCCAAAAGGAACCGAGGTATTGTCAGGACCTAAAACGAAAGCATTGTTTGATGACGTGCCATTTTACAAAGATGGTACAGGGAAGGGCGGCAACTTCATTTCTAGTCTTTTCGGTAAGGTGAAAGACCTGGTACTTGATGTGTCTGACTTCATTACGAAGCCTAGCAAGCTAATGAATACATTGCTTCAAAAAATGGGGATCACGACCCCGAGCATGGCAGGCGGCTTTGGTCAGATCGTAAAAGGTAGCTTTTCTTTTATCAAGGACAAAGCGGTTTCCTTTATTAAAAACAAGATCAAAGACTTTGGTTTTGTTCCTGGTGAGGGAGGCAGCGCAGCCGTAAAGAAATGGGTTGCTCAAGCAATTGCGATTAAGGGCATTTCCCCATCTTTTTCAAAAGCACTTGAAACGATCGCCATGAAAGAGTCGGGCGGAAACCCTACAGTCGTTAACAATTGGGACAGCAACGCTAAAGCGGGGCATCCGTCCCAGGGGCTTATGCAATTCATTCCGTCTACCTTTGCAGCAAACAAAGAACCTGGTTACGGAAATATCAAAAACCCCGTACACCAGGTTATTGCGGCCATCAACTATTTGAATAGTCGGTATGGCGGAATTAACAAGCACCCGGGCTTGGTCAACATGAGAAAAGGCGGCAAGTACATTGGCTATGATAAAGGCGGTATCATTACCCGAAATCATACGGCAGAGGTCCACAAAGGGGAAATGATTTTACCTTTAAGGCAATTCAGAAGAAACCGAGCCATGCAGGTACTTGCTCAAGCTAATCGAATGGTAGGCTATCAGCCCGAGCAGCCGGGACAAGGTTCAACAAATGTAATTGTTCAAAATGATAGTGCCGATGCTATTAAGCAACTAGAAAACAAGTTTGATCAAATGATCGGTTTGTTGACACAGATCGCCATGAAAGACACCACGATAAATGTTGAGGGACTAAACAAGTATAATATGGATTTACTTAAAAATAGGCAGCGTAGGGGAGGGCTTGCGACTTGAGCTATGAATTTTATACGGATTACGGGGAAGGACTTCAATTGATCAGCGAGCACCTTCCCTTTTTACGTTGCGTAAAATTTACGCCTGTGTCGGCTTCAATCGAACGTCAAACGGCAGTTGTGGCAAATAGACCTGGATTAAAACAAACGTCGAAAAAAGTAAGGTTTAAAGAAAGAAAAATCAAAGCCCGATTTTATATTAAAGCAAAAAGCACGGATCAGTTTAATAGATACAGAGCGGCGCTCACAAGGGAGCTTGTAAGAGAAGAACCCTATTACATTAGTTGTTCTTTTTCACCCGGTATACGCTACCTGGTGACGTGTGATGATGAAATCGAAATCGAAAAAGATGACGGGAAAAATTATAAAGAAGTTGATGTGGAATTCACCGCAGCGCTTGGACTTGGCGAAACCGTTTTTAATACTGAAAAGCCCTTGAATTTGAGCGGAGAGTATTTTTATCTCGGGATGAATTTGCCAAGCCAAGACGATCTAAAATATCGCTTTTCATCCAATACGTTCAAAGTCTACAACGCTTCTGATGTGACAATTGATCCTATTGACTTTGATTATAGCGTCACCATGTATTTAACAGGTAAGGACGTGAAGATACGCAATGATGCCACGAAAGAGGCGTTAACGATAAGGGGATCAGTTTCTAAAAAGCAAAAAATCGTTATCACACGTCAATATGTCATGATTGATGGGAAAATGGCGGACACGTCCGGGCGCTTTCCGAGCTTGCGCCCTGGCTTTAATCCATTTGAGATCGAAGGCGCATCCAGTATTGATATACGATTTGTCTTGCGCTTTTACTATAAGTAGGTGAAATGATGAATCAATTATTTGTACAGTCAAAGCACGATCCAACAAATAAAGTACCGTTGGAATATGTAGAACCCGAAGTCTCGGACAAATTAGACGGCACAAAGCAATTATCATTTCAGTGTTTACAAATACCCGAGACTGAACTTGCTTTCGATATGCTTGTAAATGACAACATTTTGCTCATAGATGAGATCGAGCATAAAGCGCAACGGTACGTTATTGTCGAAGATGAAAAGAAAACAGAAAACGGGGTGTCATTCCGTAATGTGACGGCTGACCATATGTATATTGTTCGTCTGACATTTAACCAGGTGGACGAAGAAATCAGCGGAGAAATAGACATAGACACAGCGCTTAAACACGCTTTAAAAGGGAGCGGCTTTTCATATACCATCATGCCGGATGCTAAAGGCTTGAAAGCCAAACTAGAAGGATTCGGCAAGAAAAAGTCGTTAGAGCTGATGAACGATCTTATATCGGCTTTTGTCGTGGAACTTGATGTAAACAATGATCATATTTACGTGTATAAAGAAATCAAAAAGCGGATCAATTATAAATTAGATACCAGGGCGAATATGAATACGATTAGTGTTAAAAGCAGCTTGTCCGAGTCTTACACACGAATAAAGGGTTATGGAAAGGTGAAGGAAGAAAAGGACACAGCAAGCGAGGAAACAAAAGGCTATGATAGTAAATCGGCGAAATGGAAAATAAACAGTGATTTAAATGCCATGTATGCGGAGGACGTTGGACAAACGTTCTCTTTTACGTTTAAAGGAACAGGCTTCAGCGTGAAGCTGATCAAAGAAAAATTAGGCGGGAAAATCACGTTCAACATAGATAAAAAGACAAACAAAACATTCAGCACGTACAAAGACACAGGCAAAGAAAGTCATGTTGTTGAAACGGTTGACGTGATTCGAGGTCTTGAGGATAAAGAGCATACGGTCGTTGCAACGTTTAAGGGAAAGGACAGCAAAAACCCGAACACGAAAAAAATGAAAACGGGTTTTCGGGTGAGCGTGCCTAACGGGAATTTTATTGGACTTTATCGGACCTTTAAAAATGATGAAAAGTACATGTTCCCACCTGTGACATACATTCACCCGGACGAAAAACTTTTTCTTGTAGATGGTCGCCCGAGAGTAGCAGAAACAGTTTACGAGGATTCCATTTCAAAAAAAGAGGACATGGAAAAACTTCTAAAAGAGAAAGTTGACCCTTATCCGAAATTGACTATCGAATTGGATTTTGAAAAAGTGTATGATCCGAAGCTCGAAGCGATTGAGGACAACATTTGTAAAGGCGCTATTGTTCCAGTCATTGCAGATACAGCATACGGCATCCTGTTTGAAGGAGAGGTAAGGGTACAGGAGATCAAATATAACCCTCTCAATTTGGATATGAAGCCGTCTGTCACACTGACGAATTATCGTAAAGACATTATTGACTATCAACTAGAGCAGACCGTCGCAATGAAGAAGCAGCGGGATTTAATCAAGAAAGAAATAGCCGAAATGCTTGAGGCTCAAAAGAGTATAGCAAGCAGCACACAAAATCAATTAAATAATATCAATACAAAGGTTTCCCAAGATTTGAGCTTGTCATATTCAAGCGTTACGAAAACCTGGTCAATTGATGATAGCAGCATAGACGGAGCTGAAATTGACGAGATAGGGAACACCATAGATATTGATATAGGTTTCGACATAAAACCGAAAAGCCCGAGGGCGGGCGTTGATTTTGATTTAAGTCTAAAGGGGATCACGGCAGGCGCAACCGTTGATACGACAAACCCAAGCGGCATGAATATTATGCTTGCTAAAGACGGTCAAAGGATCAGCCCAACGGCTGCCGATCTTCCAAACGGCGCACAAATTAATATTTCATTTTACTTAGATAGCTGACGGGAAAACGTCGGCTATTTTTTATGAAAGGAGCTGATAGCATGGGAAGATTCAGCTTGTTAAAAGTATTCAAGATCGGAAAAAATGCAGAGTTTGAAGATAATCTATCGCAAAATGCACGTTCCACAGAAAACGCATTGAATCAACTAGATATTGAAATTAAGGAACACAAAGCAAGCGAAAAAGCTCACGAAGCGGCAAGCATCATCCACAGAGGGAAAAGCGTGGCGCATTGGCTTAATAGTTATTGGTCACGGCTTGTAAATCTGATCGTCAATCATGACGGCAACGATATAAAAGAGGTTGTGGACGGAAGGGTTTCGCTTGATGCGACCATTCATCCAACCTTAAACGACCGACTTGAATATGACTTCGATCAATTTGAAAAGAAGGTCAATGACATGCTTTCGATCGTGTCTTTGCAGCCGTTTTTAAACAAATACGGCAATTTCACAAAGGCTTTACAAGCAGCGCTAGAATTATCAAAAGATCGCCCGATTTGGCTTTATATTCCCCCAGGAGGCTATACGCTGCGTGAACGGGTGAGGATTTATAAAAATACTCATATCACTTTACAGGCAGGGGCAACGATCAAGCGTGGCTTTGTTGGCAGCATGTTTGTAAATGGTGATTCAAATGAGAGTTTCACCGAGTACAACGGGCACGGGAACTTGATCATTGACGGACAAGGAACAATTGACAGCATGGGGCATGAGATCAAACAGCAGTGTTCTATTTTCAGCTTTGCCCATGCATCCGGCATTATCATGCGAGATATTACCTTGCGAAATGTATGTGGTGGTCACGCCCTTGATTGTGCTGGAAATGAAAATGTGCTGATCGACAATGTGACATTCGAAGGGTTTGCGGACTATGTAGGAGACAGATGGTTTTCCGCAGCGGTTCAAGCTGATTTGATGCGTTCATCTAGTAACTTTGGTGCGTTTGGAGCTTATGATCACACACCAACACGAAACCTTACGATGCAAAATTGTACGGTTAGAAAATCCGCAGAGCTTGGCGGCTATCCTAGAGCCATTGATTCACATACAAGCACTGACGGCGTTCTTTATTCGGGCATTCGATTTCTCAATAACAAGGTCTATGATTGCACAGAATGGGCGGTATCGGGCAACAAATGGCAAGATGTGTTCATTGACGGCAATTCCTTTGAAAGTTGTTCCGGCGGCGTTAGAACGTTATTACCGAGCGTCAGCAGCGTCTATACGCAAGACAAAAACGGAAACCAAACGGGAAGAGTCAATAAGACAAAGCGTCACACAATTACAAATAACAAATTTAAAAATATGTCGGTTGATCATGCAATCCAGGTTTTCGGTCGCAAAGGGTATCAAACCATTGATCACGTAGTCATTTCAAAAAATCAAATTGACGGCACAACCAGGCACGGTATTCATGTGTCTGACGTCAAACACTTTATGATTCACGATAACAATATGGAGAACATTGGACACCACGGCGTACTAGTTACACGCAGCACCCGGGGAAAAGTTCACCATAATACAGGAAGTGACATCCAGGGTAACGGTGTGCGAGTAGAGGAAGGAAGTTGTGATTATGTATCGGTTGATGATAACACGCTAGAAGAGATCGGCTTCTCGGGTATATCTGTCTCGGGTGAATCTGAATATGTATCGGTCGATGATAACACGATCATGAATGCGGGCAAGCGTGGGGATGAATACGACTTTATTTTACTTATGGATGGTGTCAAAAATAGCGCCGTCCGTAACAACACTGCAAACGGAAAGACTGGAAGACACGGTTTGTATTTAACAAGCAAATGTTCATCCATACAACACTATGGAAACCGACTAAAAGGCGCCGGAAAAGTATCAGCATTAAACGATAATAGCGTTGATCCAATACGTACAGTTGAAAATATAACTTGATTTGAGGGGGGATAACATGACGAATCAACTTTTTAAAAATGGCGTGCTGCCTTTCGTGGTTGATGCCTATGATCAAAGCGTGTACGATTCAAAAATTGTTTTTTCTACACAAGATATAGGCACGGCAAAGCTAATTTTCAAATTGCGTAAAGATGGCGTGCCTTTGCCTCTTTCAGCGGTTGACGGAAAACTCATACTATCATTCAACAATGGATCCAAGAACGTTCGGAATATCACTCTTATAGACAAGGTTGAGGGCATAGCTGAATACGTCTTAGATAATGACGAAATCAAGCTATATGGCAAGGTTCAAGCGTCCTTAAATTTGTATTACCGAAATGGACAAGCCTTGTCAGTTCACGAATTTACATTTGAGATTGATCGAAATTTAATAGATCAGGACATTGCCCCGGCAGCGGAATTTTATATTGATGATTTTCAATCTCTTAAAATCGAAATAGAACGTAAAGCAGCGCAGCTTGAAGCGGATATAAAAAAGCGAACTGACGATATGCAAGGAAACATTGATAAGATCACCAAAGAGCTTCAAGAGCAGCTTGACAGGATGAAAGAGAAACTTGACGATCTCGAAGCGCTTGAAACCAAACAAGGCGCACAAGATAAAGTAGACGCAGCGCTTGTAGCAGCTAAAAAATATACGGACGATCATGCAACAGATCAAAAAATACATGTGACCGAAGACAAACAAAAAGCGTGGGACGCAAAAGAAACAACTTCCGGCGCTCAAACTAAAGCTAATAAGGCTTTGAGTGACGCAAAATCATACACAGACGAGTTATCCCAAAAAGCACAGATGTATAAATTGACGACAGATTCAGGATTTAGACAAGCAGTGCCAACCACAATCGGAGGAACTAATTTGTTTGAATTACCGCCTGGCTTCTATTATGGCGCAGGTCAATATTTCACTAATCTTCCGACCACAAATGATACATCTTGGTTTAACGTTGATGTATTTACAACAGGTATTAGGAAAAACTTTCACGTCATCCGTAGCGCTGATAATACACATTGGTTTGGGACAATTCATACTGATGGATCATTTAAAGGATGGAAACGTATCGTTACTGATGCTGATGCAAACAGCAAATGGGAATACCCTACTATTGTAAACGGTTGGAAAACATATAAGAGTGAAGTCAATAATGATTATAGGGTTCGTTATACAAAGGATGCGTTAGGATGGGTACACATTACCGGAGCGATAACAGGGGGAACGCTTGGCGATGTGGCGGCATTTGTACTAGATGAAGGGTATAGACCATCAACGCCTCTATATAACGTAGGTTTAGCATCAAGTACAGGCGGTGCAAGTGGTCCGCAAATATGTCGCCAGTACATTGCAACTGATGGACGCTTTTGTATTCAGACAACTTCTAGTAACACCGAGTTTATCGTCGTTAACTTTTCATTTAAGGTTTAAGGAGGCGTTTTATATGAACACTATTTTTCAATATGATGAGAATTTCATTTATGTTATAGGGGGTGATTTGAAAATAACAGAAGATGAAGAAATTCCGAGTGGTTATACTGACGTGCCGCCGGAAGAAGGACTATATAAAGCGAAATTTGATCCAAAGAAAAAGATGTGGTTTGAATCAGCTTCTAAAGAGTATATAGAGAGCTTGCAGCCAAAGCCGCAGCCGTCAGAAATGGAGATCATGCAGAAGGAAATAGCCGAGCTTTATTACTTGTTTGCGGTAGGCGGTGAATCTTCATGACTGATTGGTTTAGTAGAATCAAAAGTTTTTATGATAGAGAATTATGGTCAAAAGAAATGGTTTATAACACAGTAGCAGCGGGGAGAATCACCCCCGAACAATATGAGGAAATCACAGGTGAGCCATACGAGGTATAGGCTTATTTTTTATGCTTATGGCGGGAGAAGGTGAGATTGTTGGAAATGGATTTGGCGCAATATTTAATGACACAAGGACCGTTTGCGGTTCTTTTTTGTTGGGTGTTATTTTATGTCTTGAACACGACCAAAGAGCGTGAAAACAAGCTGAATGAACAAATTGACGCACAAAATGACGTCTTAGCAAAATTCAGTGAAAAATATGACGTTGTCATTGAAAAATTAGATCGAATCGAAAGAAACCAAAAATAAAAACGAAAAGAGGAATTTTTGATATGAAAAACTTTGACAAAGGCACGGTCGTTCGCACGGTGCTTCTTTTTATTGCACTAATCAACCAGGCGCTAATCATGTTTGGCAAACCTGTTTTGCCGATCAGTGAGGACCAAGTAAACACATTAACAGAAACTTTATACCTTGCTTTCTCAATGGTCTTCACGTTAGTGACAACACTTGTTGCATGGTTCAAAAACAACTATGTGACTGATAAAGGCAAGTTGCAAAAAGAAGTCCTAAAACAAAAAGGATTAACAAAATAAAAGGGCTGCCCCAGGTGGCTTTTTTTAATACTAATACAATTTTAAGGAGTAGATGAACAATG